GAGACATGGCAGAGCACCGAAGAGGTTTGCCAGAAAGAAGAAGCTTGTGAGCATGGAACGATGGTAGCTACACTGAGGGCAGACATAGCTTAGGAGGAGACAAGCGGACGGTGCAAGCCGTCGCATGTGCGGTTCGAGTCCGCAGCTGTCCTCAATTTTTAAATAGCCCCCCGGTAAATTCTCGGCGATTTTTCCTGAGTGAAGAACGGGGATGTAGCCATGACTCTGGAGGAAAATTGAAATCTCGCGTGAAAAGGGTAGGGGTGGCATTTTTGGGAATTTACTATAAGAAAGAATTTTTAGAGACGGGCGTAAAAAGCCTGTATTTTTTGGCATAAAAACAGCAAAAAAGGCATGATTTGAGTGAAAAGAGGTGAGCAAATTGACACAAAAAGCTATGAAAGAGTCATTGATAAGGCAGTTGGAGTTACGTGGGATGAAAGCGGAATTCTACACGGATTTGATTGATGACTATGTATATTATTGGTCATTAAAAAAGAAATTGATCGCAGATATTAAAGCAAAAGGATTAAGATATGAAACAATAAATGGCAATGGTGTGACTGCGGAAAAGGCAAATGAATCAGTAGTCAATTTGCAAAAGACTACAGCTACGATGTTGAAGATCTTGGCAGATCTGAAGTTGAAAGAACCAGTACCGGAGCCAGAAAGTTCGATGGATGGTTATCTGTAAAGAAATTGATGATTATCTCAAATATGCCGAAGCGCATCCGAAATGGATAAACAAAAAAAGAAAATTGTTGATAAAGAACATCGTAAAGCCGACATTAAAACGGAACGATGTTTTTTTTGATGAGGAAACATTCAGAAAATGTATGCAGTACTGCAAAACAAATTATTATGAATTGTTTCCATTTCAAAAATTTATTTATGCATTTGCCTTTATGTATAAAGATGATATTCCAATATTTCCAAAGTTTTTTATAAAAGAGGGACGTGGAAATGGTAAGGATGGATTTATAGTTCCGATTGTTAATTTTTTTCAGACTCCGTTATATGGAGTGAAAAATTACCACGTTGAAATTGTGGCAAACTCAGAGAGCCAGGCGAAGGATACATTCAAAGTGGCTTATGATATGTTGCATGATAACCAGAAGTTCAAAGGAAAATTTTCCGTAACAAAAGAGCTGATAACAAACCTTGTGACCGGATCAGAAATGAAATATAACACATCCAATGCAAAGACAAAGGATGGTAAAAGAACTGGATGCCTGGTGCTAAACGAGATTCACGCATATGAGAATTACGATCAGATAAATGTATTTGAATCCTCTTTAGGTAAAGTTAAGCATTCACGAGAATTTATCATCACGACTGACGGATATGTAAGAGACGGTCCGCTGGATGAGATATCAGCAATGTGCGCTGAGATCCTGGAGACAGGAGAAAATCTGCTGGGATACTTCCCGTTCGTATGCGAGATCGATGATATGAAGGAAGTGGATGATCCGGAGGCATGGCATAAGGCTAATCCATCTATGGAGTATATGCCGATTCTTGCGAATCAGATCATGCATGACTATTTAGAAATGAAGAAGATTCCTTCTAAGCGTGCAGAGTTCATAACAAAGCGAATGGACAGATCGGCGCGGAAAGAAGAGGAAACGGTCACAACCTGGCAGAATGTCCTACGAGCATGCTATATAGGTAGGACAATGGAAGAGTTGGAACACAAGATTCCAAGGATAACATTGGATACACGAGGACAGGCAGCAGTCATTGGAATTGACTATGCAGATGTGCGAGACTTTGCATCCGCCGGTATTCTGACTAAGACTGATGAAGGTGAGTGGATTTGGAGACAGCATACATGGATCTGTGCAGATTCTCCATTTATCGATTCCATAAAGTTCCCACTGAGAAATGTAGGACAGACAGAGTTTGAAGACTTCGAGATTGTTCCAGGTCCGGTGATTGATGTGAACCTGATCACAGACTGGTGCATGGAACAGATGAAATACTACGAGGTCAAGAAGATTGCAATGGATACTTACCGGTACACATTGTTCAAACAGGCATTCGAAGAACGCGGGCTGACGATAGAAGACAAGAAGAACCCACATGGAATAGTCCGTCTGATTCGAAAGATAACATCAGTGACTGGAATTATCGCACCATTCATCCAGTCGATGTTCTCACAGGGCATGATTAACTTTGGACCATCTGCAATCATGCGATGGTATACAAATAATACAAGAGTATCTGAAGATAAATTTGGAAACAAGAGCTTTGGTAAAATTGAACCGAAGCTAAGGAAAAATGATGGATTTATGGCTTTTGATGTAGCAATGTTCTGCAAAGATGAGCTGGAAGTCCAGGTCGTATATATTTAACAGGAGAAGAATATGTTTAAATTTTTGTGGCAACGGGATAAGGAGATGCAGTCTCTAGCTGAGATTATTGCGGTGGATATGGAAAAGTTGAATTTATCAAAGTTGGCCATTGAAAAAGCAGTTATGATGATTGCGAAGGCAATTGCTAAATCCGATATCTTGATACAGACAGAAAGTAAAGAGAAAAATAAACAGGAGTATCGGCTGAATATACAGCCTAATGACCATGAGTGCGGAACTGTGTTCTGGACGGAAGTTGTAAGACAACTTCTTACGGTACAGGAAGTGCTGATTATTCCGTTAGGTGGTAAATATTATCTGGCATCAGCTTGGAATGTTAGCAATAATGTGCTGACTGAGCGAACATATAGCAATATAACACTAACATGCGCCGGATACGACTATCCGATTTGGAAAAAAAAGCGATCATCAGAGGTGATACACCTAAAATATGATAATGCAAGAATTCGCCTGTATCTGCAAAACGTAGTTGGACAGTATGATCGGACGCTTGATGCTGTTAATGCGATGATGCGTATGTCCAGTATGCCGAGATTCAAATTAAAACTTGGGACAGCAACGCTATCATTCAGAGAAAAACAGGCAGATGGCACAGACAAAGAGATGACAAAGGATCAATATGTGAAAAAAATCAAGAGCCTATTGGAATCAAATGAGTTTGCTGTGCTTACGGAAACGGACAATGTGGCGATTGAACAGCTGCAGATCAACACAACAACTAAGGCAGAAGAACTGGCAAAAATGGCATTGCAAATCAATAATGAGGTGGCAAACGCCTTTGACATTCCGGAAGCGGTATTTAATGGCAATATTACAGAAAAATCAGATGCCACGAACGAATTCATAACCTATGCCGTTGGTCCGGTGGCGGAGGTGATTAATGATACACTGACGGCTTATATAGTTGGTGAAAATGATTATTGCACAAAGAATGAAAAAGTTATGGTATGGCTGGCACGCTTCAAACACGTAGATGTGGTAGACAGTGCAACCAATCTGGATAAACTTCGCGGAATTGGATTTAATTACGATGAACTCCGTGAAATGGTAGGCTACACAGTGCTGAATACAGAATTCAGCCAGGCAAGAGCTCTGACAAAGAACTATGGAGAGGAGGGAAATGGTAATGCAGCATAGAAAACGCGATCAGTAGGAGGTGATCCAATTATCTCGGAGCTGTCCGTTAAACAGTAAATCCGAAAGAAAGGAAAGAGAACATGGACGCAAAAAAGTATTATTCCTTGGAATCTAAGAATGATGTGGCGGACCTCTACATCTTCGGTGACATCACATCATGGCCGTGGTTAGAAAGTGACGTGTCGGCAAGCGGAATTGTGAACGAACTACAGTCCTTGGATGCAAAAGAAATCAATGTGCATATCAACAGCTATGGCGGTGAGGTCGCAGAGGGATTGGCGATTTACAATACGCTCAAGAATAGTGACATGAAAGTCACTACAATCTGTGATGGATTCGCTTGTTCCGCAGCATCAGTCATTTTTATGGCAGGCGATGAAAGAATCATCAATGAAGCATCACTGCTCATGATTCACAATGCATGGACATATGCGAATGGAAATGCTACAGAGCTTAGAAAGGCAGCAGAAGACCTTGATAAGATTACACAGGCTTCCGTCAATGCTTATGTAAGTCGAGCAGTGATTTCAGAAGATGAGATTAAAAATCTCATGGACAATGAAACGTGGATCACAGCTCAGGAAGCTGTAGAATATGGATTTGCTACAAAAACCGAAAAGTCCGATGATGGCGGAATTAAACAATCAGCATTTGCAAATATTCGCAGTGCCATTCTCAAAAAACCGGAAAATGTAAAGCCGGTAGAAATTGCAATGCAGTTGGATGATGAAGCAATCGCAGAGGTCATTGCGGAAAGAGTAGTGAATCTTTTACGGAAAAAAGAAGTTCCGTCAGAACCGAAGGAACCAGCAAATAGCAGCACTGGATGGAGTGCATTTTTTGAGTAGAAAGGAAAAGATAAAATGAAGATTGAAAATTTATCACAGGAATTAAAAGAAAAAGTTAAGCAGCTGTTAGAGAGCGCTCCGGCGGATCAGAAAGCAGATGCAATTATGCAGTCGATCGAAATGATCGAGGAAGCAGCACATGCAGATCTGATCAATCAGGTGGTGGCAGAGGCAGAAAAAGCGAGCCATGACGCTGAATTTAAGAAACAGCTTGGACTCCGCAATCTCTCACAGGAAGAAAAGAAATTTTATGAGGGATTCAAGGATATTAAGCAGTCTGTAACAGCAAATCAGATTGATATCATCCCGACAGAAATTATCGATCGCACACTCGATGATGCAAGAAAAGCATCTCCAATTTTAAAACTGGTAAACATGGCACCGGCAAATGTAAAGAAATGGGTAGTAGCATCACATTCAGGTGCAGCAGTATGGGGAGATCTTACAGATGAAATCAAGGGCGAATTATCAGGAACTATTTCAGCACTGAATATTGAACTTCATATGCTCTCTGCATATCTGGTGATCCCGAAGGCAATCCGTGAACTTTCTATGGAATTCGTAGACCGGTATTTTATGGCAATTCTTTCGGAAGCAATGCAGGATGGTCTTGTAAAAGGCTATCTGGATGGAGATGGAAAGACCGGTCCGATCGGTATTTTCCGTCAGATCGGAACCACAAATGGCGATGGAACAAATAAAGCGAAGACCGTTTTAAATAACATCACCAAATTCAGCCCGAAGGGACTTGCAAATGTAAGAAAAACTCTTACAAATAACGGAAAACGTGTTGTTACCAAACTGTATCTGATTTGTAACCCAGCAGATGAAGCGGAATATGTAGATCCGTGCATGTTTGGAGAAGCACTTACTGGTGGATATGTCAATAAAACATTCATTGATATTGAAAAGATCACGGATGCTAACTGCCCGCAGGGTAAAGCAGCATTTACCATTGATGGATATTACACAATGGGTGCGACGGGTGTGAGAGTAACAGAATATGATCAGACAAAAGCGATGGAAAATGCGGATCTGATCATTGCGAACTGCTTTGCGAATGGACGAGCTGTTGATGATAATGTTGCAGTTATCTTCGACGTCACAAAACTTGAAGAGTATGTAATTAACGTACATCAGACGTCTACTGCATCCGTTTAGTAAGAGTGAGGGCAGAGTATGAACGAAAATGAACTATCCATTCTTGTTGATGAGATGAGAGAAGAGTTCCAGATTCCTCCATACTGCGATGACAGACAGCTGAGAAATCTTGCAAAAGAAGGTGAACATGCAGTCGGGAGATTGAATCCTGGCTGTAGCATCACCAAAGATTTGACGTATCGAATGCTAATGAAGAATTATATGTATTATTCTTATCACCACCGAGCAAGTGAGTTTTTTGAGAATTATGCAAGCGTGATCCTGACTTGGCAGATGGAGACGGAGGTGGACGTAAATGGCAC